CTCCCAATGAGATCATGATCGCCGCTGGAATCGACTGGACGGTCGAGAAGCGTGATGCTTATTTCATCGACAACGCCGGTGAACCTGTCCGTGCGTCGAACAAACAGGTTCTTGTCCGTTCTTCGGACGAAAAGTACCTTGATGTCGTCAGTGAGAATTGGATCCCAGTCCAGAACGAAGATGCCTTGGAGTTTTTTGATGATTATATCAAGGCCGGGGGGATGACGATGCACACAGCTGGCTCTCTGAAGGATGGGAAGATCATCTGGGCACTCGCCAAGGTTGACGAGTCGTTCTCTTTGTTCGGAGGCAAGGACGAAGTCGAGTCGTATCTCCTGCTTTCGAACCCACACCAGTTTGGTCGTGGTGTTGATATTCGTTTCACACCGGTCAGAGTGGTCTGCCACAACACCCTGTCGATGTCCTTGGAATCGAAGGCGACTCTCGGGATTTCGTTGAACCACCGCCAAGAGTTCGATGCTGCTCGTGTGCAAGAGGCACTGGCTGAAGCACACCAGCGGATGACCCAGTATCAGGAAGCTGCTGAGTTCCTGACGACCAAGCGGTACAAGGACGCTGATGTGTTCGATTACTTCAACCGCGTGTTCCCGAAGACGAACCAGGCTGCTGATCTCTCGTTCGATGAGATGATGAAGCAGTTCCAGGCGGGCGAAAAGGTCCTGTCTCGTAATGCTGACCTCGCGATGGAGATCATGCACGATCAGCCGGGCGCTGACCTCGGCCGGGGATCATATTGGCAGCTGTACAACACGGTGACGTTCATGACGAACCACGTGACCGGTAACTCTGCTGACACTCGTCTACAGTCGACGTGGTACGGTCAGAACAAGAACCGCAACATCAACGCACTTGGTGTTGCACTGGAAATGGCACAAGCCGCATGAACGAAACAATCACGGCCCAAGGTCTCTTGGCGATCATCGCCGTTGCCCTCCTTGTGGGGGCAATCGGTGAGGTAATTCTTACAGAGGTACTGGCCAATCGGAAAAAGGAAAAAGAAAATGACGATTCGTAGTGCAACAGTATACCGAATTCTGAAGGACAATGGTGTCCCGATGTGGGCCGATGAACATTGGCGGCCCGCTGATACAGATGTGGATGTTTCGTGTGTCGACGACAATACATTCAACGACCTGGTCGAAGGGCTGATCAACGAGATCTCTGACGAGCTCTCGCCAATCGCACTCGAACGAGTCAAGTCCAAATTGCTTGTTGGTTATGATACGGTCGAGTTGGAAATCGATGATAAGACGTTCAATGTCATTGCTCGTGCAGCACATGAGCAGGACATCACACTCAACGAGCATATTACCAATATGTTGAAAGACGAAATTGAGGCGGCCGAGAATGAACAACGTTAGATTCGAATTGACGAAGCTGGATGATTCCAGAGAGGTCATCCATGCACGATTCGAAGAATTCCCAACCTTCGCTGTTGGTGATATGATCGAGATCGATGATCGCATGGTATGGGTCCACACGAAGATCTGGCGCATGACAAGGTCTTCTGTCTTGAATGATAGAGTCTTTGAGCTGGTTCTTGGCGTCGACGAGGTCGAAGAGGATAAAGACGAAGTGGGAGAGGTCGATGCAGGAAATAGTTGATAAGATCAATTCCGATATGCTCTCGACGATCATCGAGGACATCGAGCAGATCCGCAAGACAGACAATGTCTCGTATATCGATGCGATCGCAGACTACTGCGATCGCCGGAACTATGATATCGAGGCGTTGGGAAAGAAGCTGTCGCGAGATGAGACGATACGAGCTCGTATACAGATGGAAGCAGAGGACGCCAACCTCCTGGAACGGACTAGTCGACTGCCAGTATGACGATAAGCATCAATGCAGCATATGATGCTTTCCAGGCCTACGAGAGCATCAAGCTCCACTTCACCACACCCTCGTACGATTACTTTCGTTACGGGGGTAAAATCCGTGGGACAATACAATCGTTCGACCGGCGCCGGGACAAGTACCAGTTCTACAAGCTGTCGAAGCGTGATGATGTCGTCGACTATGTCGCGGCCGCGATGTTTCTGGATCAGGCTGGGAAGATCAAGGTCAAGTGGGTCGGGGACATTGTCTCCAAAGAAGTCTCGAACGCCGTGACAGAGTTCCGGCGCGGAGCAAACAACACCGTATATACAGTGGAAGCAGATCTTGCTCGATTCGCTTCTTTGGGCGATGCTCTCGATGTTCGCGATAACAATCTATACGTGATGTGGAAGCGTGGTGATGCCTCCGCGTATACGATCATCGCAATTGACCATGCAGTTGGTACAGTGCTCGAGTATTGGTTGGATGAATACACTGATATGTTTGACCAGCACAAGATCAATGCCCTGAAGAAGTACAAGCCGTTTGTGTTGGTCGACAAACCAAAGATTCAACACGTGTTGACAACACATACTTGATTTGGGATGATAAGTATGTGGGTGATTATGAATACCGCGAATAAACCGATACAACATACAAGGACACACAATGTCATTTAGCAACCTAAAGCGCAGCCGTAAGTCTGCCTTCGAACAACTTACAAAAGCAGTCGAGGCCTCGACACAATCCAACCAACGCTCGAAAGACGAAAGATTCTGGAAGCCGACCGTCGATGGTGCGGGAAATGGATCAGCAATCATCCGGTTCCTTCCGCCGCCAGAGGGCGAGGACATTCCGTTCGTTCGTTACTGGGATCATGGGTTCCAGGGCCCGGGTGGCTGGTATATCGAGAAGTCGTTGACCACGATCGGCCAGGATGATCCTGTGAGTGAGATGAACGGGCAGCTCTGGGCCACCGGTGTCAAAGCAAACCGTGAACTCGTTTCTCGGGAACGCAAGCGTCGACTACACTATGTCTCGAACATCTACGTGATCAAGGATCCTGCCAATCCTTCAAACGAAGGCAAGGTGTTCTTGCACGAGTATGGGAAGAAGATCTTTGACAAGATCAACGACCTGATGCATCCGGAGTTCGATGACGAAACCGCGGTCAACCCGTTCGACTTCTGGGAAGGTGCAGACTTCCGTCTCCGCATTCGTAAGTATGAGGGATATCGGAACTACGATAAGTCAGAGTTTGACTCCCCAACCGCTTTGCTCGATGGGGACGATGCTCAGCTCGAGCAGGTGTACAACCAACTGTTCTCTTTGCAGGAGTTTGTCGACCCGAAGAACTTCAAGACCTACGCGGAACTCGAAGCACGGCTTGCACGTGTTCTGGGCTGGAATACTTCAAGGACTTGGCGAGCTGATCTAACAAAAACAACGATTGGCGTACGTCAGCACTTTGCCCGGCTTCGGCCGGGCTTTTTTATGTGACGTGTTCCAGCTCGACGAACCGATCGCTCGTTCTTTGTGTCGGGGCAGCAGACTCACCAACCGAAGGGGGGCTCAGTCCAGATGACAGCTGTCCTGTGTTCCGTTGCTGAGGTTGGGACATTGGAATGATGATTGGTTGTGAAGCGCCAGGCTTTGCTTCTTGGGCCGGTACAACGTTTGGAGTGGTTGGGGTGGTCGTCTTTTCATTATAAAGACCGTAAACATCGCCGGTTGGAGTCGCGCGCTCCCTGGTCACACTTGTGACAACAGTATCATCTCTCCCTGACGATCCAGACAATCGCGGCAACGCACTCGGCTGTTCGACCGGTTCGAACACGCCGGTTTCCTCGTTGTAGCGAGTCTGAGGCCTCATACCACTCAAAGAAGACTGTGGCACGGGCCCATGAGCGGAGGGACTCGAAAATTGGGCCTGACGGACCTTGCCGGGCCACTGTTCCTCGAACTTCCGCTCATATGATTGACGAACAGTGTTTTCCAGCTCGCTGATCATTATTCCGCCACGCCGGCGAGTCGTGATGTCTTCGTTCTCAAACAACGATTGTGCCATGTCGTGGCGGCCGGTCCAATATCGACGCTCATCTTCGCTTGCCCACTCGGGCGCATACCACGGAGAAGGAGACTGTGCAGCGATTTCGTCTAGGACATCTTGCTCTCGACGAATTCCTGCCTCTCGAATGTTCGGCTGCTCGGATTGTTGCATCAGGATCGCGCGACTATATCGCTCGTTCCAATGCTCTCGCTGCTGGGGCGAGGCCCACTCGACGTCTGCTGGTACTTGGACATCTGGTAGACCGGCGACTTCGGTTGGTCGGTTTGCTTCCGCCCGTCGATCACGAATTGTATCGATTCCTGACGTCACTCCTTCAACGACAAAGCGAGCAGGATGGTATTTCCATATCACCTCGCCGACTGCTTTTGCTTTATCAGCTCCCCCAGCGATCTTCTCACCCGCAACGATCAACTTGTCCATCAACGATCGCAGAGGAGCGTCTTCATCGGATATGATCGAGTCATACCACCGCTCGATGATTGCCGGGCCGCCGAACCGATCCCATGCCATCTCAGCAAGGACACCAGCAACGATCCCGATGATGAATCCTGCAAACGCGCCAACACCAAACCCGACAACACCGAGCTTCGCTCCGATGATACCAAACATCACAGGGATCCCAATATTGCTGATCAACCGGTTTAGTTGGTTTTTGTTGTTGCGATGAAACGTCTCTTCGTCGATCTCTCCTTTGATAAAGAAGTCGATGTTGTTCGACCACATGTCGATCAACTCGAATACAGCATATACC